TACAGGTCCACAAGGTGCTCAAGGAGACCAAGGTGAAGATGGAAATTTAGGACCACAAGGTGTACAAGGTGCTCAAGGTGGACAAGGCCACGATGGTGCACAAGGAGCCAATGGTGCAGTAGGACCACAGGGTGATACAGGCCCACAAGGAGCCACAGGTCCTCAAGGAGCTACAGGAAATCAGGGAGCCGATGGAGCTCAAGGAGCCGATGGGGCTACAGGACCTCAAGGTGCAACAGGCCCACAAGGTAATGATGGAGCTCAAGGTGCTGACGGAGCCACAGGACCACAAGGCGCAACAGGGCCTCAAGGAGCAACAGGTCCACAAGGTGCTCAAGGAGACCAAGGTGAAGATGGAAATTTAGGACCACAAGGTGTACAAGGTGCTCAAGGAGCACAAGGAGATTTAGGAGCACAGGGTGCTGATGGAGCTCAAGGAGCCTCAGGCGCTCAAGGTGCAGTAGGACCACAAGGAGATACAGGACCACAGGGAGGAACAGGACCAGGAGGTGCTCAAGGAGCACAAGGAGATTTAGGAGCACAGGGTAATGATGGTGCTCAAGGAGCCAATGGTGCTCAAGGAAGTGATGGTGCTCAAGGAAGTGATGGTGCTACAGGACCTCAAGGTGCTACAGGACCACAGGGAGCCACGGGACCTCAAGGTGCTCAAGGTGACCAAGGAGAAGATGGAGGATTAGGACCACAAGGATTACAGGGTGCAGTTGGTGCTCAAGGTGCTCAAGGTAATGACGGAGCACAAGGAGCCAATGGTGCAGTAGGACCACAGGGTGATACAGGTCCACAAGGTGCCACAGGTCCTCAAGGAGCACAGGGTCCAGCAGGAAACACAGGTGCTCAAGGAGCCGATGGGGCACAAGGAAATTCAGGAGCACAAGGAGATTTAGGAGCACAGGGTGATGGAGGAGCTCAAGGTGCTGACGGGGCACAAGGTGCTGACGGAGCCACAGGTCCACAGGGAGCTACAGGCCCACAAGGTGCTCAAGGTGACCAAGGAGAAGATGGGCCAACAGGACCTCAAGGTGCTAATGGTACTCAAGGTGCTGATGGTGCTCAAGGAAGTGATGGTGCTACAGGACCTCAAGGCGCAACAGGAAATCAAGGAGATATAGGAGCACAGGGTTCTGATGGAGCTCAAGGTGCTAATGGTGCTGTTGGTGCTCAAGGTGATACAGGACCACAAGGAGCAACAGGACCACAAGGGGCACAAGGTCCAGGAGGAGCACAGGGAGGACAAGGCGATATAGGTGCTCAAGGTTCAGACGGAGCACAAGGTGCTGATGGAGCCACAGGACCACAGGGTGCTACCGGACCGCAAGGTGCTCAAGGAGACCAAGGTGAAGATGGAAATTTAGGACCACAAGGATTACAAGGAGCACAAGGCGTTGATGGTGCTCAAGGAGTACAGGGTGCAACAGGCCCACAAGGTGACACAGGACCTCAAGGAGACACGGGACCACAAGGAGCACAAGGACCTGCAGGCGCACAGGGAGGACAAGGAGATATAGGAGCACAAGGTGCCGATGGTGCTCAAGGTTCTATAGGTGCTCAAGGAGCCGATGGAGCTCAAGGTAATGACGGAGCAACAGGACCTCAAGGTGCAACAGGACCACAAGGTGCACAAGGAGAAGTGGGTGAAGATGGACCGACAGGACCTCAAGGAGCCGATGGTGCCACAGGTCCACAAGGTGCTCAAGGTCCAACAGGAAATCAAGGCCCTCAAGGTGTTCAAGGAGCACAGGGTGTAGATGGAGCACAGGGTGTACAGGGTGCAACAGGACCTCAAGGAGATACCGGACCACAGGGAGACACGGGTCCACAAGGAGCAACAGGACCTCAAGGAGCACAAGGTCCAACAGGAAATACAGGTGCTCAAGGTGCAGATGGTGCTCAAGGTTCTATTGGAGCACAAGGAGATGACGGTGCACAAGGTGCCGATGGTGCCACAGGACCACAGGGTGCAACAGGACCTCAAGGGGCAACAGGCCCTCAAGGAGCACAAGGTGAAGTAGGTGAAGATGGACCAACAGGACCACAAGGTGCAGTTGGTGCTCAAGGTGCTCAAGGCCCAACAGGTGCTCAAGGACCACAAGGTGTACAAGGTGCTCAAGGAGTAGACGGAGCACAAGGTGTTCAAGGAGCTGAAGGCCCACAGGGTGATACAGGACCTCAAGGTGCAACAGGACCTCAAGGTGCTCAAGGACCTACAGGAGCACAGGGAGGACAAGGCGACATAGGTGCTCAAGGTGCTGATGGTGCACAAGGAGATGATGGTGCTCAAGGTTCTATTGGAGCTCAAGGTGCTGACGGAGCCACAGGTCCTCAAGGAGACCAAGGTCCAACAGGCGGACAGGGACCACAGGGAGTTCAAGGTGCTCAAGGTATAGATGGAGCACAAGGCGTTCAAGGAGCTGAAGGCCCACAGGGTGATACAGGCCCACAAGGTGCAACAGGACCACAAGGTGCAACAGGACCAGGTGGTGCTCAAGGCGGACAAGGAGACATAGGAGCACAAGGTGCTGACGGGGCACAAGGTGCTGACGGAGCCACAGGCCCACAGGGTGCAACAGGTCCACAAGGAGCACAGGGTGACCAAGGAGAAGATGGAAATTTAGGACCACAAGGATTACAAGGGGCACAAGGAGTAGACGGAGCACAAGGTGTTCAAGGTGCCACAGGACCTCAAGGAGATACAGGTCCACAGGGAGCTACAGGCCCACAAGGTGCACAAGGCCCAACAGGAAATACAGGTGCTCAAGGAGCAGATGGTGCTCAAGGTGCTGATGGGGCTACAGGACCACAAGGAGATACCGGTCCACAAGGTGATACAGGTCCACAAGGAGCACAAGGACCAACAGGAAATCAAGGACCTCAAGGCGTTCAAGGTGCTCAAGGCGTTGATGGTGCTCAAGGAGTACAAGGTGCCACAGGCCCTCAAGGTGCTCAAGGAGAAGTGGGCGAAGATGGACCTGTAGGTGCTCAAGGTGCTCAAGGTGCAATTGGTGCTCAAGGAGCCGATGGTGCAACAGGCCCACAAGGAGATACAGGACCACAGGGAGCAACAGGACCTCAAGGGGCACAAGGACCTACAGGAGACCAAGGAGCTCAAGGTGGACAAGGAGATATAGGGGCACAAGGAGCCGATGGAGCTCAAGGTTCTATTGGAGCTCAAGGTGCTGACGGAGCCACAGGCCCTCAAGGCGCTCAGGGACCAACAGGAGGACAAGGCCCACAAGGTGTACAAGGTGCTCAAGGTGTAGACGGGGCACAGGGTGTACAGGGAGCAACAGGACCTCAAGGAGCTGAAGGACCACAAGGTGATACAGGACCTCAAGGGGCACAAGGACCTACAGGCGCTCAAGGTGGACAAGGTGACATAGGGGCACAAGGAGCCGATGGAGCAACAGGCCCTCAAGGAGACCAAGGTCCAACAGGAAATCAAGGACCACAAGGTGTACAAGGTGCTCAAGGTGTAGATGGAGCACAAGGAGTTCAAGGAGCCACAGGACCTCAAGGAGCACAAGGTGAAGTAGGTGAAGATGGACCAACAGGACCACAAGGGGCAATTGGTGCTCAAGGAGCCGATGGGGCAACAGGTCCTCAAGGTGATACAGGACCTCAAGGAGCAACAGGCCCACAAGGAGCACAAGGACCTACAGGAAATACCGGTGCTCAAGGTGCAGATGGTGCTCAAGGTTCTATTGGAGCACAAGGAGCAGATGGAGCTCAAGGTGCAGATGGTGCTACAGGACCTCAAGGAGATACAGGACCACAGGGAGACACGGGTCCACAAGGTGCTCAAGGTCCAACAGGAAATCAAGGCCCACAAGGTGTACAAGGTGCTCAAGGCGTAGATGGAGCACAAGGCGTTCAAGGTGCCACAGGACCACAAGGTGCAACAGGACCTCAAGGCGCACAAGGTGAAGTAGGTGAAGATGGACCTGTAGGTGCTCAAGGTGCTCAAGGTTCTATAGGTGCACAAGGTGCTGACGGAGCCACAGGACCTCAAGGAGATACCGGTCCTCAAGGAGATACCGGTCCACAAGGTGCTCAAGGACCAACAGGAAATCAAGGACCACAAGGTGTTCAAGGAGCACAAGGAGTAGACGGAGCACAAGGAGTTCAAGGAGCCACAGGACCACAAGGAGAACAAGGTCCAACAGGTGCTCAAGGACCTCAAGGAGTTCAAGGTGCTCAAGGCGGACAAGGAGATATAGGGGCACAAGGAGCCGATGGAGCTCAAGGTGCAGATGGTGCTACAGGACCTCAAGGTGCAACAGGTCCACAAGGGGCACAAGGAGACCAAGGAGAAGATGGAAATTTAGGACCACAAGGTGTACAAGGTGCACAAGGCGTTCAAGGTGCAACAGGACCACAAGGAGATACAGGACCTCAAGGAGCAACAGGACCTCAAGGTGCTCAAGGTCCAACAGGAAATCAAGGACCTCAAGGAGTAGATGGTGCTCAAGGAGTACAAGGTGCCACAGGTCCACAGGGTGATACAGGACCTCAAGGTGCAACAGGTCCACAAGGAGCACAAGGACCTACAGGAGACACAGGTGCTCAAGGCGCTGATGGAGCCACAGGACCTCAAGGTGCTCAAGGCCCAACAGGTGCTCAAGGACCACAGGGTGTTCAAGGAGCCACAGGACCACAAGGTGTAGATGGTGCTCAAGGAGTTCAAGGAGCCACAGGCCCACAAGGTGCAACAGGCCCTCAAGGTGCTCAAGGAGAAGTAGGTGAAGATGGACCAACAGGACCACAAGGGGCAATTGGTGCTCAAGGAGCCGATGGCGCAACAGGACCGCAAGGAGACCAAGGTCCAACAGGTGCTCAAGGCCCTCAAGGAGTACAGGGAGCTACAGGTCCACAAGGGGCACAAGGACCAACAGGAGCCACAGGTGCTCAAGGTGCAGATGGTGCAACAGGACCACAAGGAGCACAAGGTCCAACAGGAGGTCAAGGACCACAGGGTGTTCAAGGAGCCACGGGACCACAAGGAGAACAAGGCCCAACAGGTGCTCAAGGACCTCAAGGAGTTCAAGGTGCCACAGGACCTCAAGGGGCACAAGGACCTACAGGAGACCAAGGTGCAACAGGCCCACAAGGTGCTCAAGGTCCAACAGGAAATCAAGGACCACAAGGTGTAGATGGTGCTCAAGGAGTACAGGGTGCAACAGGCCCACAGGGTGCTACCGGACCACAAGGTGCACAAGGACCTACAGGTGCAACAGGTCCACAAGGAGCACAAGGAGACCAGGGTGAAGATGGAAATTTAGGACCACAGGGTGTTCAAGGAGCCACAGGACCTCAAGGGGCACAAGGTCCAACAGGTGCACAAGGAGCACAAGGCGTTCAAGGAGCCACAGGCCCTCAAGGTGCTCAAGGACCAACAGGTGCTCAAGGCCCTCAAGGAGTTCAAGGTGCAACAGGACCTCAAGGTGCTCAAGGCCCAACAGGTGCTCAAGGACCACAAGGAGTTCAAGGTGCAACAGGACCTCAAGGTGCTCAAGGCCCAACAGGAGCCACAGGTGCTCAAGGAGCCGATGGTGCCACAGGACCACAGGGTGCAACAGGACCTCAAGGAGCACAGGGTGACCAGGGTGAAGATGGTGGATTAGGACCACAAGGGGCACAAGGTGCCACGGGTCCACAAGGAGCACAAGGCCCAACAGGTGCTCAAGGACCACAAGGAGTTCAAGGAGCCACAGGCCCACAAGGAGCACAAGGTCCAACAGGAAATACAGGTGCTCAAGGTGCTGACGGAGCCACAGGACCTCAAGGAGCCACAGGACCACAAGGCGCTCAAGGACCAACAGGAGCCACAGGCGCTCAAGGTGCTAATGGAGCCACAGGCCCACAGGGTGCAACAGGACCTCAAGGGGCACAAGGACCAACAGGAGCCACAGGTGCTCAAGGTGCCAATGGAGCTACAGGTCCACAAGGTGCACAAGGTGAAGTAGGTGAAGATGGGCCAACAGGACCACAAGGTGCCAATGGAGCCACAGGCCCACAAGGTGCTCAAGGTCCAACAGGTGCTCAAGGTGGACAAGGTGACATAGGGGCACAAGGTGCCAATGGTGCAACAGGACCTCAAGGGGCACAAGGACCAACAGGTGCTCAAGGTGCTCAAGGAGTCACAGGTGCAACAGGACCTCAAGGTGCTCAAGGCGACCAAGGTGAAGATGGACCAACAGGTCCACAAGGTGCCAATGGAGCCACAGGTCCACAAGGTGCACAAGGACCAACAGGTGGTCAAGGACCAACAGGCGATACAGGTGCTCAAGGAGCCAATGGGGCACAAGGACCACAAGGTGCTCAAGGACCAACAGGTGCTCAAGGTGCTCAAGGAGTCACGGGTGCAACAGGCCCACAGGGTGCTACCGGACCTCAAGGTGCTCAAGGCCCAACAGGAAATCAAGGTGGACAAGGCCCAACAGGTGCTCAAGGTGCTCAAGGTGTACAAGGTTCTCAAGGACCAACAGGTGCTCAAGGTGCTCAAGGTGCCTCAGGTGGTGATGCAGTAAACTTCAATGCAGGTTCAGTTTCAATAGACGCTCTCTACGTAGGTAATGGCGCTACATTTAGTTCAGCTGCTACAGATACCGTACGATGTGAGGGTGATGTTATAGCTTTCTACTCTTCTGATAGAAGACTAAAGCATAACATTGAAAAGATACCTAGCGCATTAAATAAGATTAATAAGATTTCAGGTTATACTTATGATTGGAACGATGAATTTATGAACGAAAAGGGTGGTGAGGATGATTACTTTATGAGAAGAAGAGACATTGGTGTCATCGCACAAGAAGTTGAAGAAGTACTACCTGAAGTAGTAGCAACAAGAAAGACAGGTATCAAGGCTGTAAGATATGATAAGATGGTACCTCTCTTGATTGAAGCAGTAAAAGAATTATCTGATAAAATTAACGACAAGGAGTAAATATGGGTGTGCCAGCTTCAGGCCAAATCAATTTAGCCGCTATATACAATGAGTGTGCAGGTGTAACATATGCCTCAACAAAATTTGGAAATGACATTTCCTTACAAGGTATTAGTAATAATACATCTACAGGAATGGTTACAACTCACATTAATAAGGCTATGATGCCTCATAATAGACCTGATGCTTCTGCTCCACACGCTATGTCTGAATTCTATTCTTATGATGTTGATGACGATTTACCCGGTCTACTTTGTGATGATTGGGAAGATGGACAAATCAGTGGTACTCGTGATACATTTCACGAAACAGGACATCAGTTAGCAGAAGATGGTGACTTGGATAGTGCTGAATTAGATGTTTCTTTCGTACACACGAGTTTTGGTACTACGAGAAATGCAAGACCAACTTGGACAGCTAATCCAGGAGGTACAGGTTTCAATCCAACCAGCACTGCATTACGATTAATTAATTCAACCTCCCCTTACGGTGGATGGTATAAAACTACAGATTCAACAGCCTTTACATCTTTTGGTATACCATTTTCAGGTATGTTGACATCCACAGACCAAGCAATGGCTTTTAGATGGCGATTCAAAATGAATAGCACTAATAATAAAGATGCTGTTGTTGATGTAAGGATGAACACAACTAATCTTACTCCTAATCCAGGAATATCAACACAAACTTATCAAATACAAGTTGCTGATAATCTTGACCCAGCTACAGGTAAAGTACAATTACGAAGACGTAGTGGAACCTCTGTTACTACATTGGCAACTACACCATCAGGAACTTATACCATAGGAACGACAATGGACTTTGTTTTTTCTGTACACGAATCAGCTTTTGGAACACGTACATTAAAAGTTGCAGTGGGACCTACAACAGAGTCTACACCTGGTTTAATTGATGGTTATAATGAAATTAGTGTAACGGATACTACTTATGCTACGATGAGAGGTTGGACTTTTAGATGTCCTAAATTTATGAGTACACCAACTTCAACACACTTTCACGAATTTGAATATATTTATGGAACCGTTGTAGATGAGATGTAAGGAGTAATTGTGAACGTAAGCGGAAGTGACGGCAATCTATACTTTGAACCCTCTGAAGGGGCAAGAACAGGCTCTTTGTACAAAACAACTTGGGTATCCTGGAACGATACAGAATTTGATGATGATGGGGAAACTAATAATGAGCCAGGAATATTATTTGATACGAGTAATAACGTATATTGGGCAGACATAAGATGGGTAGAAGCTCACATAGTTAGTGGTTCAGAGTTAGTTGATACCTACGATTCGAGTAATAATCAAAGCTGTATTTGGGTTTATGAGTTATCAAACGAACAAAAGACAACTATAGAAAGTGATGCTCAGTTTGTATCTAAACTTGTAGACTCAAGTTTATAAAAAAAGATTTTTCAGTAATTAATTTAATACTTATAGTAAACGGTTTCTATGTCAAAAAAACGAACACAATTTAGTAAAGTAAAATATCAATTTATATCTCCTTTCGGTCCATCTGTTTTGATAGGCAAGATGCCTGATGTAATACTTGATGAGTTTGAAAAAATAATAGATAATGTTATAGAGGCTCAAAATAAAAATCACGGAAAAGGATTAGCAGGAAGAATAGATGACGAATGGACCATTGATGAAGGAAAGCTTAAATATGGTAATTTAGGAGATTTTTTAGACAACATAGTTGTAAAGTACGTATCTGAAGTAGCTAAAAGGAGTATTAACACTAATAACTTTGCTATGAAAAGTGGTTTTGAAGAAAAAAATCAAGTAGAATTGGACATAGGAGTAGATGTTGTAAGAATGTCATCTTGGGTAAATTCAATGAAAAGTGGTGAATACAATCCTTTTCATTATCATCCTGAGTGTAATTTAACCACGGTATTCTTCTTTGATGATTTAGACGAAGATTTTATTGATGATATAATAGCACCAACACAGACAGATAGTTTTTTACTCGGTGACAATGTACACAAACAAGGCACTACAGAAGACGGTTTATTACATATAATATACAATAGTAATCAATATTTTGAATTAGGACAATTTCAATATAGACCTAAACGAGGAACTTTTTTGATATTTCCTGCATCATTATTGCATGGTGTCTATCCTTTTATATCTGAAAAAAGAAGAAGGTCAGCATCAATAAATTATAGAGTCAAATCAAATTTTGACGGATGTAACTTTGGAGTTAGATGATGAATGATATGTTATACACACACGGTTATCAAGTTATAGAAGGCTTTTATAGTCAAGTACAAACAGACTATTTTTTATATCAAGTTGTTAATTCTATGAATAACGGTGAACTTCTGTTAGGAGGAGGTGAAATAGGAGATGGCGATGCAGGAGTACATCCGATGACTTGGAATGTAAATTCACATCCTGTTTGGCAGAATACTTTATATAGTTCTCTAAAAGATGTAGAGACAATAGTTGATGAAAAACTAATACCAATTTATACGTATCAGAGAACTTATATGCAAGGTGCTGAAATGTCACATCATTCAGATTGGCCTTGGTGTCAAATATCACTTACAATAAACATTGGACAATCAAGTCCTTATCCAATATATGTGACAGATTTACAAAGTAAAAAATCAGTAGAAGTCGTGCAGAAACCAGGAGATGCTATAGTATATCTTGGTCATAACGTTTCTCATTATAGAAATAAATTTGTAGGAGATTGGTATTCTCAATTGTTTTTACATTACGTCTTAGATAATGATAGTATGAGACATCATACAAGATTTGATGGAGATGAATTTCAGTACAATCTAAAAAATAATTACGAAGAAATTTTTTACACAAAAGAAGCAAAAAAGAATAAATCTAAAAAATATAAAATGCGAAAAGACAAAAAAGATTTAGTCAAACCAATAGACTCTTTTATGTTTACCTCTACTAAAAAAGGTCCTCCCGATGTCAAGATGAAAAACATAGATACTAATGTAAGTATGATAGGAGGTCAATACTCAGCAAAAACTATGGAACATTTTATGGATTCTGTTCACATAACAAAAGACACTATACCTTCAAATGTATGCACAGAACTTATTGATTTGTATGAAGAATATGCTAAGAAAGATAAAGTTGATGCAGGACTTACACATAAAGGAATAGACCCTGATACTAAAGATACAGGAGAGCTTGATTTAATGCTTATACCGGAAGGAGTTAAATATATTGGTGCATTAGAAAAAGTATCAGACCATTGTATTTTGAACTATACAAGAAAATATGGGATGTTACAACATTACAATGCAGATGAATTACATTTAAATGGACGTTACTATCCGATGTGGGAAATACATAAATACGAAAAAGGAATAGGACATTATGAATCCTGGCATACAGAAGGTAGCCATATGTATGAATATGGTAATAGAATCTTTACAAGTATGTTTTATTTAAACGATGTAGAAGAGGGCGGTAGAACGGTATTTCCTTTTGCAAGAAGTGCAGTAAAATGTGAAGCAGGAAAACATCTTGCATTTCCAACTTCTTTTCCTTACGTGCATTATGCTGAAACTCCATTATCAGACGATAAATATATTTTAACAACTTGGTATCAGGCCATATGGCCCGAAGTATATCATAAAAGCTTTATTGAATCATCAAAACCTTCAAAAAAGAATACAGCAAAAAAGAAAATGAAATTTGATTTTGAAGAAATATAAACACGATTAGGAGCATAAAATGGCTGAAGAACAAATAAAATTCACAGAAGATGAATTAAAAGAAATTCAGGATTTGTCATTAACTTATCAAAAACGACAATCTGAATTAGGTCAAATAGCAGTACAAAAGATACTTATGGAACAGAGAGTAAACTCTTTCGTAGAAAGAGAAGATGCTATAAAAAGTGAGTGGAGTGAACTACAAGCTAAAGAAAAGGCACTTGTTGCTAAGTTATCTGAAAAGTATGGCGAAGGGACACTTGACCCTAATACAGGAACTTTTGAGCCTGTAAAAAAATCTTAAAAAAAACAAAATAAAATCAACCTTGGTTATATTTAATCATATTTATTAAAGAACATCTTTAACCTTATAAGGGAGAAACATAATGGCAGAAAGAATTGTAAGTCCTGGTGTATTTACGAGAGAGAAAGATTTATCTTTTCTTCCCGCAGGAGTAGAAGCGATAGGGGCAGCTATCGTAGGACCAACTATAAAAGGTCCTGCTTTTACACCAACCGTAATTACATCAGAATCTCAATATGGTCAAATATTTGGCGAGTTGGGAGATACAGAAGGATTATATGTGCCAATGGCTGTACAACGTTATTTGAATGGAGGAGCTCCATCAGTAACCGTTGTTAGGGTATTAGGCATAGGTGGTTACACGGTAGACTTTGTCAACGTTGTCTTAACAGGTAGTGGCGCTGCTGCTGCAGCAAGACCATTGGCAGGAAAAGTATTGGCTACTTTGTTACCATCAAGAAAAACAAGCGGTACCGGTGATTTATCCGGAACACGTTTTGTGACAAACGTGAGCGCAGAATATACAGGTTCAAACGTAGCTCCAACATCATCAGCTGCAAGTGTAGCTAATCTTGTACTATCAGGTTCAGACGTTACTGCCGAACTTGTATATGCAGGATTTGACGGTGCTGATTTGAATCAATTATCAGATAACCCACAAGACAATAACAAAAGTGCTTATATGTACAAGTGGTTTAATAATGGTAGTTCAGTAGCAAGTAGTGCTACTTTAGCAGGATATAATTTAAAACTCGATTCCGGTTCAATTAACTTTTCAACAGGAGTTCAAAGTTTTGGTTCAGATGGTACTGCTAATACATGGACAGGTAATAGTTCTTTTAGTTTTGCTCGTTCACCATATCTACAATCTCAGTTGATAGGTGGTGGTAGACAGAACTTATTTAGAATCTATACAAGAAGTCATGGTTCGGAAATAAGCAATAATGTGTACGCAGTAGTTAGTGATGTAAAAGCTGCAGCTGCTAATAATAGTGCACCTGACTTTGCTATGTTTAAACTACAAGTATTTCAACGTAGAAGTGACGACCCAACTAAATTTGATAACGTTGAAACGTTTGATAGATTGAACTTTGATAAAGAAAGTCCAAACTACTTTGCACAACAAATTGGTGATATGTTTGAAGAAACTAATGCAAGTGGTGAAATTACCAAATATGGTAACTATCCAGCAAGGTCTCAATACATACGTGTTGGTGACTTTAGTCAACTTGATACATTAGGAGCCTCATTGAAATCATTAGCTCCAATGGGATTCGGAGCAGTAGAGAATCCAACCGTAGGTGGTGCTAACGTACCAACTGCGTCATTTGTAACAAGTTCTGATGAAAATGGAAACTTTTCAGATAGTATAAATCTTGGTTTTGATTTCGCATCTACTAATTATGTGAACCAATCTTATTTATCTGAAATACCTGCAAGTGCTACCGTAGGTAGTAACGTAACATTCTCACTTGAGGATATGAAAGGTACCGTTTCAGGACAATCAGGATTTGCTAATTCAGCAACAAATCTATCATTGGGTGCAGCAACTAACGTTAGACAACGTAAGTTTGCAGTACCTTTTCAATGGGGATTTGATGGTATGAATCCAGCAGTGCATAAAGCTAAAGAGGGTGATATATCAAGCGCCAATTCTTTCGGCTTTGATATGTCTAATGGAAATGCAAGTGGTAGTTTAGCATATAAGAGAGCATTAGGTACGATTAGTGACCCTGACTTTATTGATATTAATCTATTGATTACTCCAGGAGTTATCCACGAGTATCACTCTTCAATATCTAACAGAGCTATTTCAATCTGTAAAGATAGAGGTGATACATTTTATATTATGGATGGTTCACGTTGGGGTAGGTCAGTTGATAATGCTGTAAGTGACGTTTCTTCACTTGACAACAACTTTGTTGCTACTTATTTTCCATGGGTGAAAATAGCAACAGGTACAGGTGTTGACAGATGGGTACCGCCATCAGTTGTAATTGGTGGTGTCTATGCACAGAATGACTCTATAGGTCAAGAATGGTTCGCTCCCGCCGGTTTGAATAGAGGTGGTATATCGGCTATTGATGTTAAGACCGTTCTAACTCATCTCAATCGTGATACATTGTATGAGGGTAGAGTCAATCCTATTGCCAAGTTCCCACAACAAGGTATAGCTGTATTTGGTCAAAAGACCTTACAAGCAAGACCTTCAGCACTTGACAGAGTTAACGTGAGAAGATTATTAATCAACTTGAAGAAATTTATTGCTTCAACATCAAGATTCTTAGTTTTTGAACAGAATACATCAGCGACAAGAGCGAGATTCTTAAATACGGTTAATCCTTATTTAGAGTCGGTACAACAACGCTCAGGTCTATCAGCCTTCAGAGTAGTAATGGATGATTCCAATAACACTCCTGATGTGATTGATAGAAACCAATTAGTAGGACAAATCTTTGTACAGCCTACACGAACTGCAGAGTTCATTGTACTTGATTTTGTTGTCTTACCAACAGGCGCTTCATTCCCTGAATAATAAGGGGGTGTAAAAGAACTGAGGGGCTCATAAAGAGCCCCTTTTTTCTTATATGAAAAACTTCTATAAAACTTCTTAAAATATCAAATAAAGAACTTTATTTAACATAACTTTTTTCAAGTTAGTTCATATTTATATATGAGTTAAGTTTTTAGCAATAGGAGAACAAAAATGCCTGATATAATTGGTGCTGACGAAATCTTTTTTACTCCCTTTGAACCGAAGACAAAGAATCGGTTCGTGATGTTTATTGAGGGAGTACCAAGTTTCTTAATAAGGGCAGCAAATCGCCCTTCAATAGAATTTGAAGAAGTTGAGTTAAATCACATCAACGTTAAGAGATATGTAAAAGGGAAGGCTTCTTGGCAGCCCCTTGATATCACATTATATGACCCAATCGTACCGAGTGGTGCTCAAGCAGTTATTGAGTGGATTAGACTTGGTCACGAGTCTGTTACAGGACGTGATGGGTATAGTGATTTCTATAAGAAAGATGTTGAATTCAACTTATTAGGACCTGTAGGTGATGTAGTAGAGAAATGGTCTTTGAAAGGTACTTATATACAATCTGCCAACTTTGGTGATTTAGATTGGTCTGTAAGTGAACCTGCAGAGATTACTTGTACACTACGTTACGATTACGCAGTCTTACAATTCTAAAACGTAGGAATACAAATGAACTTTATTAGAGAAATGCTTTCAAGTGATGCAAAGATATCTTCCAAAAGATTTATAGGCTTTGCATCATTTGTAATGCTTATTGCAAGTTGGGTTGCCAATACGTTTTGGCAATTTGAAGTCAAAGATATAATCTTAGAAAATTTTATGTACATCACGGTCATCGGACTTGGTGTAACTGCTGCTGAGAAGTTCGGCAGAAAATAATTTTATTCTGAAAACTTAACTCATATTTATCTTAAAGTGCCTCGGCACAATCTTATAATTGGTTATTAGGAGTATTTATGTCTGAAATGAAATTTCCCACAGAGGTAATTGAATTACCTTCAAAGGGATTATTATATCCCAAAACAAGTCCTTTATCATCAGGTAAAGTAGAAATCAAGTATATGACTGCTAAAGAAGAAGATATCTTGACTTCTCCTAACTTGATACAACAAGGAATAGCACTTGATGTTTTATTACAAAGTTTAATTGTAGACAAGAGTATCAACTTAGATGATATGATTGTAGGTGATAAGAACGCAGTATTAGTTGGTGCACGTATTCTTGGTTATGGTAAGAATTATGAATGTACCATAGGTGATGAAGAGGCTGTAATTGATTTAACATCATTAAAAGAAAAATGGTTAGATTCAAAGATTTTAACAAAACAAAATGAAAATGAAGTCAAATACACTTTACCTTTGAGTAAGGTAAAATTAACTTTCAAATTCATTGATGGTCATATGGAAAAGGATATAGACACTTTGAATCAATCATATGAAAAGATAGGTGAATCAAGAGTTTTAACCAATAGATACAAAGTTCAAATCACATCAGTAAATGGTAATCGTGATGAGAAAGAAGTACATAATTTCATAGACAATGCCTTTATGGCAGGTGATAGTAGAGCATTTAGAGAGTACATCTCTGAGGTTGAACCTGATTTAGATTTTGTCACAGAGGCTCAGATGGAGTCGGGTGAAATGAAGGAGGTAACGGTCCCAATGACCGTTCAGTTTTTTTGGCCTTCAGTTAAAATATAAAGAAGTAGTCTACGAGGAAATCTTCCAACTTGGCTACTATAGTCAAGGGTTTTATAATTTTAAAGAGTTATATGATATGCCAATTGGTATGCGCCGATGGCATTACAAACGTTTGGTAAAAGCCAAAGAGGAAGAAAAGAAGGCTATGAAGAAGAAACAAGCCAAGTTACCTCGTTTCAAAAAGTGACCTGGTTGATATTTATATATGAATCGTAACGGAGAATCTCTATGAAAAATCAAATAGACGAAGGTTTCTTAGATAAATTCTTTATGGGTATCGCCAAAGGTCGTGTTGATAGAACGATGAAAAAAATGATAAAGGATAACCCTGAAGTAAAAGATGCAGTAAAAGACCTCAGAGACAAACAAAAAAAATTAGAAGACGCACTCAAGAAACACTACGGTGTATAAATAATCTACTATGGCAAATTTTGATGATTTAAAAAAACTTGACAAAGCCAAGAAGGCTCTTAAAGAAATACAAGAGCTACAGAAGAAGATTACGGAAGATGGTAGACGTTATAATAAAGAAGGTCAACTTGGTGTAAAGGCAAGAAAAGAAGTACTTGATTTAACAAGTAAACAAATAAAGGCTGAGCAAGAAATTGCCAATCTACTAAATAGCCAAAGAGAAGAAGCCAAAGCCTCATCTAAGGATAGATTAAAATTAGATAAAGAATTATTTAACCTCTCAAAGAAAGCCAACTCAGCTGCAAAAGCAAATTCAGACCTCATACTAAAAGGTTTCGGTATACAGAAGAGTAATAAGCAACTCATTGAAGCAGCAAATGTAGCAAGAGAAAGAGGTAATATCAAAGAGGCGCAAGGTCTTAGTAAACTTGAAGCCTTAAGACAGGATGCCATAGACCAACTTGAAGAAGGTTCATTTAATCCAGCATCTTTCAATGAAAAATTTAAAGAGATAAGTGATGAATTTGCTGATGAGATAAGGACAAATCCTGGTCTTGCAGCTGCGTTTGAGGGTATAGGAGATAAGTTTGGTAAGATGACAGAAGAACAAGTCAATGCCGTCACAAATGCCTTAGATGCTGACTTGCCTTTTCTTGATACTATAAAGGGTTTTCAAGATACACTTGAAAACATAGGAAGTGTTTTAGCCACACCGCAAACTGCACTATTAGCAGTTGCAGGTCTATTGGTAAATTCTCTAAAAGATTTTGTTCTTGGTGCCAACGAATTAAGAAATGAATTAGGTCTTACTGCAGGAGCAGCTGCTGAACTACAAGCAGAGACAACGGTTGCTTCATTACAGGCAAAAATATTTGGTGGTAATGCTGAAGTAGCAGCAGGAGCTGTATCAGAGATTGCCAAACAAACAGGAACCGCATCTTCATCATCTGTTGAATTAGCAAGTAACTTTGCAGACTTGGCAACGGCTACAGGATTATCAGCAGAGAACATCGCTACATTGACCAATCTACAAGCCTTATCAACAGGACAATCCTTAGAGGAGGCATCAGCGAGATTAGATGGTGTAAAGGCCATAGCAGACTCAAGAGGTATATTGAGAAGTGCAGTCTTTGAAGATGTGGCTACCGCAGCAAAAGATAGTGCTATAGGCTTCGGTAAAACTGCTGAAGAGTTAGCGAGAGCGGCGGTTGAAACACGTAAGTTTGGTCTTGAGTTATCAGCTGTTACGCAGATAGGTGAAAAATTATTAGATTTAGAATCAAGTATTGCTGCAGAAGCTGAATTACAAGTCTTGTTTGGTAAAAGTATAAATCTAAACAAGGCACGAGAAGCAGCTTTTAACAGAGACTCTGCTACACTTGCAAGAGAAGTAAGAGCCCAATTTGGAGGTATAGCTGACCTTTCTGAATTGAACGCAGCTCAAGTTGCTTCATTGACAGATAATTTAGGTTTATCCAATGAACAATTGGCAAAGTTGATTGCAGGTGAAGATATTTTTAATTCTAAAAATGAAGAAACAAATGAAAATTTATTGTTAAAGTTCGGTCTTTTTGCAGGATTAGCTGCTACTTTAGGAGCCTTGATAGGAGCAGTATTAGGTGGATTAGCATTTTTTACAGGCGGGTCTTCACTCGCAGGTCTTGCAGCTATGAAAGGTGGAGCCATAACAGGTGGTGCCATAGGTGCCGGAGCAGGTGCATTAGGATTTGCTGTAAAAGAATCTGTTAGTGATGCTGTAATACCACAAGGTCAAGGTTCAATGTCAACAGGCAACACAATCGTTCAAGGAGTATCTAACGATAGTTTATTTATGGGTACACAAGCTATGTCATCAATGAATCTTGAGATAGATAAAACAACGAAGGCGGTTAGCGACTTAGGTCCTAAATTTGATTCAATGAATGAAACGTTGAATAATTTAGGTTCAATCATATCAAGCGGTAACTCAGGCATCGTGAGTGCAGTAAAACAAAGTTCGGCAGATGGATAATGGCACTAACTGATTTATTAAATAACATTACTTCTTTTGACTATACACAAGTTGGTCAACCTCAATCATTTGAGGCTAATGGCAGATTGGTTACAGGTCAACAAACCTTTGATAGACCCATAGAGGAACCATTACCCATTACAGAAACACAGGTCGGTTACAACACACGTGACATTCAAGCAACACAGGGGATAAATTTATTCAATGATGATTTTGCTTCAGGCTTTACACCTAACGCAGATGTATTAAATTCACAATTTAACTTTTTAGATATTGAAGCCAAGTCATCATCATTGATACCTAAAAATAGTTTTATAGGAGATTTTGACTATGGATGGGCAAGTTCTACTGAACCATTAGCAGTTGATTTTCTCAACAATACATACGTAGAAGGATTTAAAATAAACAGAGCTCCATCTAATTTTGGACCTGGCACAAGTGATATGACTCAAACTTTTAATCCGTCCTTAACGTATAAAGTTCCAAACAATGAAAGTCCTATAACGAATACATTACAAACAGGTGGCTCGTATACTGAATATAGTTCTTTCATAGACACTTACGTTGAAGGGTTCAAGAGAAACAGAGCACCTCAGAATGGAGGTCCTGGTACAAGTGATATAAAAGGATTAGATTTAGACAACAATACATCGGACTTTGTTCCAACAACTAATGATACCTATAAATGGTCTGATAAGGACACGCCATTTGCAGTAAACTTCTTTGATAAATTTGGCTCAACAAGTTATTCAAGTTTCAGATTACCTAATACTAATATCCCAAATCAAGAAGATTCTTACGTTTCAGGCTTCGTAAAGGATAAAGTAGGACAAGGAGCCTTTAAGGGTATTACTGACTTCACAGATTTAGCTGAACAATTTGCAACAAAAATAAAAATAGGTGATTCAGTATTTGGTACAGGCACAATAGGTAATGCTAAACAAATAAGTTCTGTTGAAAGTGGTCCTCTCTATGATAGAGCAGAAGGTAATGTCAACTTTAGACAAGATTCAAAGTTTATCAAAAATATGGAATTAAAGAAATCGAGATTCTTTCCACAAGGTGCTGGTTCAGAAACACCTATTTTAAATTACTATATGAACAATGTTGCTATTAAAGTTGATAACCCTTTCGCTACAGGAGAACAGCCAACTGAGTTTTCAATAGCGCCTGCAAATCAAAGTTTTCAGTATACAGAATCTTTTGTAGGAGGTGGTGTTGGTAATACTAAACAGATAAGTTATAGTGCAGGTGAAACTTTACAAGAATATGCAGAGAGTAGATTAAAGAATAGAGACCAATTCATTAAGTTTGAAAAAGGTAAACCTAATAGTGAAGAGTTTGCAGAAACAAAAGACTATGTAGATTTTGTTAGAGATGTGTCTTACAATCCTGGAATAGGATTTAGACAACCATTCATAGTTAGAAAACAAGGTCAAGAATGGGGCTTTGATGGTAACGAGGAAAATCAAGATGGCTTTTCTTTCGGTTCTATAGTTGATGCCATAGATGGAATAGGGAGTGCCTTTTATAGAGGAGCCACAGGCTTTTCAGGACTTTTGGACAGAGAGATACAGGATAAAATACGTGTAGGTAAATATTATCTAAATAATATTGGATTATTTTCATTAAAACAATTTGTACTACAAAGTCAAAATCCTTCTATACACACGAGAATATGGAATCCATTTAGTCTTTTATCCGATAATACATTCATTAGATTTAATAGACATTTAGGTGGAGATTTTATTGACCCATTACCATTACCTGGCACTATAAAAGATTTTATAAAAAAAGCTATACCCATAGATTTTGAACCTTGGTTAACAAGTTCTATAATACATCAAGCAGAAGCAGGAGAAGAACTTGCAGCAGGAGGAGTAACACCACAAGCTCCAGCTGCAGGAGACGAACCAACAGGTAGGTTCGGAAGATTTGTAGCCGCAGTAGGTGATGCGATTGATTCGGCTACATCCTTAAAACAATACAAACATTTAGTATTAACAGATAAACCACATTATCTCTCTATAAATTTACCGGGACCTCTTTCAAAGTTAAAAGATAGAAAAAGAAAATTACAAAGTGGCTTTACATTTAGCAATAAATTTAATGGTCAGTTAAATACTCAAGCAGGATTCAACCAACAGACGAAACCTTTAGCAGGAGGATTTCCGGATGAAGGTGCTCAATTTGTTGGTGCTTATATGGGCGGTAAATATGATTTCCTTGGAGATAATGACTTTGAATTTGCTGAAACAGGAATTCTAAATGCAGATGAAACCAATGTTGGACAATCAGGTATAGGTGAAGATGCTACGACATCAGGACTTTCTGTTTTAGGAGAAAGCGCAGGATATCAAACAGAAGGCTACGAAGGTCTTGGTGACCAGCACGATGATTCCATTGCAGACATTGTTATGCAAACTGCCGAAGGTAGAGCATTAGTTATGAAAACAGCTCCTGAAGTAGGTATGGAAAATACATTGTTGTTACGTAATTCAAGTAAACCTTATAAGAGGCAACTTTCAATACGTGTACCAGGACGTAATAGTAAAAAAGATTTAGCAGAATATAAAGAAGAATTATATAATACTGATAGGCTATTTAAGACTTCAGAAGGTCTACCATCACCTGGTGCTATAGACCCTAATACACACGATACCGTAAACGCTACTCCTATAACTAATGTACAAGAGGGAACAGGTTTAAATAGTGGTCAAGATTTTGTTAACTTTCAGTTTAGAGTCACTCAATATAACGAAGAAGGTAAACCTGAACGTAGATTTTTAAAATTTAGAGCAACTTTTGCTGACATTAATGACACGATAACACCTCAATGGAATGAAACTAAATTCATAGGAAGGTCTGATAAAGTTTATACATATTCAGGAACAGATAGAGAGATACAATTAAGTTTTAAAATCTTTCCTAAATCAATCGTTGAGTTTCCTTTCTTAGTAGAAAAATTAAATATGTTGGCAGGTGCAAACTATCCACAATATACAAAGAGTGATTTTATGATAGGTCCCTTAGTTGATATGAAGATAGGAGATATGTATGATTTTATTCCAGGATATATGACATCTTTTTCTATGAACATTGTAGAGAGTTCAACTTGGGAAATAGACTTGTTTGAATTTCCTAAAAACATTGATGTCTCATTAGGATTCAGATACATTGGTAAGAGAAGACCACATGGACTTGGTGCACAATTTGATATACCATATTTCAACGTAAATAAAACTAATCAAAGCAATACGACCTTAGGACTTGAAGGAGACCAAGCTCTTGAAAGTCCTGTCTATAATGGAAGTATGTACTTAACACAAAAAGAAATGGATGCAGCTGCAAGACAAAATGGTACGAGAGGAGATACTCCTATTACAAATAGAGCAGTATTTGGGTATGAAGATTTTATATCAAAGTCACATAGACAAGTAAATAATGTTGATGTACCGGAACCAGCGAGACCGGATGATGCTCAAGGCGGTGAAAATCCACAAGAACAAACTAATCAAGCTAATGAACCAGCAGAAGGAACAAACACAGAAGGAGGTCAGCCTGCTCCTCCTAACGGTACCACATAATTATGAAGAGATACGATAAAACACCTTTAAGAAAAGACGTAGATGGTAAACGTTACAAAAAGTTTGTAGTGTACCCTCGGATACCTTTTCAAGATACTGATATTTACATAAGAGTTTTTTCAGGTCAAAGACTTGATATATTGGCTCAAAAATACTATAGTGATACAACTCTATGGTGGATTATAAGCAAAGCCAATAACTTATCGGGTAATGAAGTTCAATTGGACCCAAGTTTAACTTATAGAATACCAATAAACACAACACCCATATTAGATGAATATAATAGAATCAATGGTTACTAATGATAGAAACACCTATACACAAGAACATCAGGGAAGAACTTGAGGCAAGACGAAAAGGTTTAACCCGACAGACAACCTTACCTACAGAAGATACGGCAGGTTCTTTATCCTACACGAAAGAGGACTTGAATGCGCGAACAACTTTTGCAAGAATGTTGTCTTTAGGAGCAGGAACAGGTAATGCCAACTATACTGCTCTCTATGGAGGAACTTTTTTTACTAATGCACTTGGACCTGACCCACTCGGCACTAACGATAGGTTGGACCCAACTTTTAATTATAACTTTGATGAAAATAAAGGACTAACAGGACAGCCTGGTATAACTCAAGTTCAATCGGAATATCTTGGTGAAGGTGCCACGATGGCAACAAAGAAAAAGACTACGATTAATTTTACTTGTTTTTCATTAACAGATTTAACCATAATGATGCACGAATTTATGATACCTGGTACCGAAGTCTTAGTAGATTTCGGTTGGGTAAATCCAAAGAGAATGGATGAAATATCTCAAGGTTCTTTTATTCAATTATTAAATAGTGGTATAACATTAAAAGAAGGTACAAACTTTTTTGATTACTTTCAAAGTTTTGATAAGATATTTGAATCATATGGAAACATTGAGACTTGTATAGGAAGAGTTACTGAATATGGATTTTCTGTAAAAGATGATGGCTCTTTTGATTGTACTATAAGTTTAATATCATCCGGAACTTCATTTTACACTAATGACATAGCAACAGAAGAACACCCTATCGCCTTTGTTGCACAATCTCAGGAGGCTCAAGAAGCATTTAAGGCTCTAAAAACAGATGCACCCAAAGAAGAAAAAGAAAAACTTGCTCCCGATGTTGTGCCTGTTGATTTAATAAATTATATAGCTTCAATGAGGTCACACGTTATCGCATCTTCTGATTTGAAAATTTTTATGCCAAGAACATTCAATACTAATCAACCAAAAGGTTCTAAGAATTGGGTAGGCGAGTCGGGAGGTTTATTTGGCTTGAGTATAAATAGTGCTATAGCCAACGGTGGAACGAATGAATTTACTACATATGGCAAAACAAAAAAGGCTTACAATTTTAATAATCAAATGTGTACCATAGTAGGAGACCCTTTTAAGAGTAGCTATAAAAGTGCAGGTTGGAAACAATTAAGTGAAATAATGCCTTCAAAAGGTTTTACAGATTTAGAAGATTTATTTTTTAATACAACAAGTGGCATATGTGCTAAAAACGCAAATTGGATTGGGAATATTCCATTAAACAATGTAGATAAAGAATTTCAATATGGGTTCCTTATGGATGCTAATAGAGATTTTGTATACGTTTTCTTACCTTTCCCGAAGGAGGTTTTTGAGGGAATCCATGACTTTAAAGGGTTGCCATACTACGTTCACATCTATGTAAGACTTGGATATTTTGAAGATAATGTATTAACAAAATTTGCTGGAGTCACTCAAGATGGAGAAGACACATATTCTTTTAGGTCTGTTACTCCCGTACCCACAGATACGTTAAAAGTAGATTTAAAAAATCCTACAAGTAAAGAAGAATTTATGGCAGTTCCCGAAGGAATGAAGAATGTAAAAGAACAAAAATTATATAAATTTATGAATGAGCCAACGAGAATGGTCACATCAAATTATCCTTATCCTAAAGATATGAGTAAGATTATAATGCAACCTTGTGGTGGTGCACTTGACCCATTTTTTCAATTGAGTCTTATTTCAAAACAACTTAAGGAAGAGGGTGAAGCAGGTGAAAAAACTAATGTTTCTCCTATAGAAGTTTATAGAAATCTTATGAGATTTATGGGGGGTGCTGGTAGTATTGTCAAGGGTACTAAAAAAGTAGATGCTGTTACAGAATTTAAAATAGAAGGTGCCGATGCACCTAACTCATCATATGGTGGTGCAAGACAATTTTTTGTTGACCGTCAAAATGTTCTAAGTGGTGGATACATACGAAATCTTTATATTAACTTAGATGTAATACAAGAAAGTTTTTGTGGAGCAAGTAATAGACAATTTTTTTATAGACCTAACCATCACGAAATTATAGAAGGTGCTCCTGATTTTAATAGAGCTGCAGCAGTATCGAGTGTTGATGAGGGAGTTAAGAACTTGATGGATGTCATCAATGACCAATTCAGAAATTTTAATAGTTTTAAGATGCAGAGTAATCCTGTTTATCCTAATATTACAGGTATGGTAGATACTAATTATACAAATCCGGGTGATGATATTTTTACCGTCAAAGCCTTTAAGAAGGATAGTTTGACTACAAATTTATCTTTTGATTATAGTATACCACCTAATGTTCAAAAGGCCGCTATATTTGGTGCTGGACTATCAGGTCAAGATTCATTAGCGTTTGGTTCTTTTCCGAAAGGGGAACAAAAAGATTTATTAGCTATAATGCAATTCAAAGAAACACTTAAAACGGCTATGGGTAAAAAGGAAGATAATTTGATATCTTCAAAGAGTGTCCCATTTACAAAATATCCAAACTTTGGTTCAGTAAATTTAGATACAGATGAAAAGTCAAACCTTTTAAAAAGTTTAAAAGATGACCCTCTTGAAGAGTATATGAAACAAAATATTAATGTGATAGAACCATATCAGTTATCGCAAAATAGTGATACTCCATCTAATTTTAGTTCAGTTTATTTATCACCACAAGTTATGTATTCTGCTCTATTAAAAGATAGTGATGTTCCTGAAAATGAAAAAACAATATCTAATCAAAATTCTGCATTGACGAGTATAACATTAGCAGATTTTCAAAGAGCTTTAAACACGAGTGGTAATGATAAAGAAAAAGAAAAAGATACTCCAAATGCTCCTGCACCATTTGTTCCAAGTGTGCTAATTAATAGGCTTGCAAATTCAGATTTACAAAAAGAAGCAGACATTAAGGCTCTTAATGATTCTCTAAGTAGTGCCAGGACAGAAATAGAAAAGGCGAAAGGCTCACGTTTTAGATTTTACACTTATGAAAAAGTTAGACACGACAAGTTACAATACAATTTACCTATAGTGAGGATGTCGGGTAATTTACAACAAATGTTTGACCATCAACATATGAACAATCAGTTGCAAGGCAAGAGGAATCCACATTATTCTCTACCAGGTATGTTGAAGGTTAGTATAACATTGTATGGTATATCAGGTATATTACCAGGTAATAAATTCAAAGTAGATTACCTACCAACAACATTAAAAGAAACAACATATTTTTTATGTACAGGAGTAAGCCAAGAGTTATCAGGTGAGGCTTGGACAACAACGATAGAAGCTATACTGAGGCAGGACCCGAGAAAAGTAGCTACAACACCTGTAACATATACATTTAATGTCAATAATGTCTATGAAGGTCAAACCGTTGAGTTAGGTCCTGAACCTGTACGACCTGACATACCTATACCTACTGATGAAGAACCATTTGATTTCACAGAGTTAGACATAGAACCACTTGACCTAACTGATATGTTTGAAGACTTTATGGTTCCATATTCGGTCGAGTTTGATACTGACCATCAATTTAAAAGACCTCTACAACCTGTGGCACCTAATAGTATTGCTGATGACAATCAACAGGCATATTACAACATTACCGTAGACCCATACAATCCTGGAGCATCTACATATGGTTTCGGTCAAACAGATATATTGACTGAAGATGAATATGAAACCATAGTAAGTTATTATAGTAATGTTGAAGAGTACAAAGAACACGTTAACAACGATGAATTTGGAAATGAACTTGACGCAAGAACACAAGTAGAAATGTGGCTTGATGAAAGATATGAAAGATTTACAATCATGGATATGAATGTAGGTACAAATATCGGAGCCTCTGATGAATTTGCACGTGGTGCTAAAGAAGAAAGTGAATATGACAAGTTTGGTGGTATGATGACGGTTTATGTTAAAAAAGACCCACCGGGTTCAAGTACGATAAATTCTAATATGTCAAAATTATTAAAATTAGCAGCTGATTTAAGAGAATATACAGAAAGAGAAAATGAAACAAGAGTAAACTTTGCTCAAGATGACGGAATAACAGATGAAGATGGTAACGTTTTTGAGATGCCAATTAACGTAGATGCAACAGCAGATAGGGAATATCTTGATGATGCCTTAAGATTATTTTTAAGTAAAGATAGAAATTTAATTAACTTAATACATCCAAGCATAATAGATAATCCTTCTGTTACATATAGAGAAGAAACTGAATTTAATGATGAAATATTAGATGTTGATGTAGAATTAGGAACAGAGGATGATGACTTTTTAGAAAACGAATTGAGAAAGCAAGATGAAGAAGTCATACCAGCAAAGGCAGAAGTAAAAGTAGGTGAAGTGGGATTAGCCAGGTCTTTTTCACTTGAACATTATTTAGCAAGAGCCCGTGTTGGTCCTCTTGGTGTGTTCTATTGGGAACCAGGAGCACATTTGTTTTTTAAAGACTCCTCGGGTAATCCAATATTGGATTTAAGCACAGAGAGGAGAATAGAGGAGACGGAAAGATATTTAAAGGATAATCCTAAGATACCAAAGCCAGGTTGGTACTATACATTGAATACAGCTCTTGCATTGACTGGCTCAAATAACAATAAAGTTTTTGCCAATCTTGATGGCGCAACAACAGGGATATTTTACAGCAATGGCCCTCACAGAAATAACAGCAGTTATTACAGAAACTATGTAAGAAAATCAGAGCAACTCTTTGTTTATGGACAAAAAAATGTACGTTGTCCTATTGCAGATGTTAATGGCAAAGGGACTGAAGTAGGCTCAAGACCTTACCAATTTAATGGTAGCCAAGTAGGAGGACAACAAATTTTTACAAGGGCTATAGGAGTTATGGTTGATAGGTGTAATCAGAATGAAGCATATTCTATGAGGAGTGAAAAAGTCTCCTTTGGTCCTAATGGACTTAATGAGCAACAACTTAAATTGTTTCAATATTCACCATACTTTCCTTTTTCAAAAGATTTAAGTGTATACAATGACCAAGGTCTAACACCATTTTATCAAGAGAGTATAGATAACGCTGCTATTATGGGGAACGTAATAACAAGAGCAGATTTTGCAATAAAAAATAAATTAACCAAGGCTATTTAATAATGAATGAATTTCAAAAGATAAAACAAATACATAAGTTTTCAACAAGAATAGTAAAAAATGCTGGAACCGTTGATGGAGTAGATGATTTTATTTTTAACTCAACAGGAAAAAATGTTCCTATAGGAACTCCTTATCATATACATTATCTTGAAAATCCACAACAAGAAATATTTATGTCGGGTGCTGAACATTCTATTGCATCAAGATTGATTACACCGACCATAGGTATCACTCAATTTAAAAAGTATGAAGATGCCGAAGGTCTAAAATTAGATGTAGAACAACCTCCAGGTAAAACATTACCAGGACCTAATGAATATGCTGGAGGAACAATAACAAGGAGATTTGCAAGAAAGATAGTCAATGGACCTAATCCTTTATTTGAAATACGAGATAAAACTGATTCGCCATATTATGAATATATTGAAGTTGCTTGGAGAATATCAGGACCGATGAAAGATGTACGAGAAGAAAACGAAAACACTTTAGATGAAGTTTCTATAACTAATCCATCAATAGTAAAAGTTATAGGTAACCCACTTGAATATTATATTGAAAAGAAATCAAGATTGCAAAGAGTAGGAGAAGCTCTTGGCGTAGAAGGAATAGAAGAAGACGTAGATGGTAACATAGTGATTACTACAGAAATGCTGTCATCAATTTCTTCAACACCAACATCCGTACCACTTGGAACCGTGGGTTCATTTAAGATGAAAGGTCCTAAAAAAGGTGGTGGTATCGGTAAAATGAAAATTAAAAAGAAGAACTTACAAAAGTTTGCACAATCTGCAGGAGCAGGAGCAAGTGGTGGAGGAGGTTCTTCATCAGGAGGTGGCTCCGGCGGAGGCGGTGGCGGAGGCTACTAAAAAAATACTTGACAATTAAGGGTTTTATTACTAAATTAATATATGGTTATAATAGAGAGTTCTGCACATTTTAAGGACTTCTTGGAAGTCTATGGTGCTCACAAGTCGTTTATGCACATAATTCAATGTGATTCAGATAAGCATCCATTAAATGATTATCCCTCAGTAATATATTGTAGAACTAACAACGAAAGTTATATACTTCCAATAAAACATAGTGAATGTTCAGAGATGAGCATAGAGATACTTCTTCATTTAACAACGAAGCAAAATGTGTATGTGATTGATGCTAAAAAAACTAAACATTACATACCAGGTGACTTTTATGATTTAAGACAATTGGCTCACGATGAGGGTAAAGAATTGGTTGATATAGAAGACTTTTACACCATGGCACATTTATTCTTTAAACGAAAACAAATCAAAGATTATAATGTCTATGTTCCATTAGTTAAACACATTGAGATGTGCGAAGAACTATTTACCTACTATGAAGATTTGATGGACAAAGTTCCCAATGAATTTTATCAAGAAGGCAACGATGTCTTTTCATCAATTGAACGAAATGCCATAAAGACAAATGGAACATTGAAAGACTATGATAAACACATTTCAAAGGAAGATTATGTCTATAGTGATTACAATTTAATAACGTCTACGGGTAGACCAAGTAACACGTTTGCCGGCCTGAACTTTGCAGCGTTGAGTAAGAAAGATGATTCAAGAAACTTCATAACAACACGATTTGATAAGGGTATCCTCGTTGAATATGACTATGATGCTTATCACTTGAGATTGATTGCCAACTTGGTAGACTATGATTTCGGTCAAGAAAGTGTACACGAACACTTTAGTAAGATATTTAACGTTGATTACAACGAGGCTAAAACGATGAGTTTTAGATATTTATATGGAGGTATACCCAAAGAAGTCTCGGATTCTTACGAGTTTTTCGGTAAAGTAAAGACTTATTCTGATAAATTATATCAAAAAGTAAAACAGACAAATATTCTACAAACTGATATTTATAATAGACAAATAAGAATTAATCAGAAAGACTTTTATGCAAGTAAGTTATTTAATTACAAGATACAAAATCTTGAAACAGAGACGAATCTTAAAACACTTGTAAAGTTATCTGAGTTTTTAGAACCATATGAGAGTAAATTAATTATGTACCACTACGATAGTTTTTTATTTGATTTTTCCATCAATGATTCAACAGAATGTATTGATGGTATCAAGTCTATTCTTGAAAGGGAAGGACATCCTGTCAAGATGAAACGTGGTATGAACTATGGAGAAATGAATTGATAGACAAGATATTAAATGAAATATCCTGGCTCTACGATAAAGGTTATCCTGATTTTTCATTAAAAGAAGACAGAGAAATATTATATGATTATTTAACATCTATGGGTATTCCTTACTCTGAAATTGTTGAGCTGTCTCAAAGATTTATTAGAGAAGAGATTGATGATGAAACTATAATCAAATATAAAGATGACGATGGTGAATCAAAAGAGATGAAAGCTGGTTCTGCTAAAACTATGGCGAAAGACCATCCAGCAAAAATTGAGTATGAAAAATTAAAAGGCGATGATGATGAGGAGGAAGATACAGGACAAAAATTAAGTGGCCCTAAAGATTTTGAAAGAGAACTTGGTAGTGATAGTGATGGTATTGATTCGGAAGATGAGCCTAAAGAGAAGCCTGTTATAAAAACAAATTTAGATGATAAACAAGTTGAATATTATAAACAAGAAGCAAATCAAAGTTTTGATGAAAAGATAGACCCTGAGAATATGCCTAAAGAGGCAAAGGCTATGGCAAGAAACTTATTTGCTAAAATGCAGTTAATAGGTTTAGGTGAGGATGTAGAACTTTCAGAATCAGATATACATAATTTACAATACTTGGTTTTATCAGGAAATTCACGAAGTGGTCAAATGTATTGGCAAGGTAGAACTGATAAAGCAGGTGGTATACAAAACGTTGCTAATAGAAAAGATACCCAAGATAGTTATGGAAAACGTGTACAGGCCAAGAATGAATTATTACAAAAGTGGGATGATATAAAGGCAGAACTTATTGAGAAGGGTGTACCTGAAGACAAGATGCCTAAGTTTAAAAGTGGAGCCACGGTAGTAGACAATCCACCTGATGTAAGCCATACACCGACTTCATTCAAACCAAATAAGATTTATGAAAAGGCGCCACAAACAAATGGCTCCGAAATGTTAGGTCAAGAGATTGCAAACAAGATAAAAGAAGAGTCGGGTGTTGATGTTGGTGCTGATGATTTCTTCGGTGAACCACTTGACCCTGATAAACCTGAAACATTTGTAAAAGAAATAAATCGTGCAGTTGATTTACTTGATGATTATGCAAAAGAAAATGCTCCCGACAAGACTAAAAAATATATCAATGATTATGTAAGCGATATGAAAAGTATTATTGACGATGAGAGTTTGTCCACAGAAGAGAAGATGGAAAAACTACGCTCATCATTGTCAAGTGAGTTTATGAATATGTATGAACAGGCTTCACAGATACACGAAGATGAGGGTAAAAATGTATTGAAAGATATGGGTGAGATATTCACATATATGAATTACTTGGCAGAAGGTAAAGAATGTTATATGCCTGTATCAGGTAACTATCCTTTGGCAGATGTTATAGTTGTCAATCGTGATGAAAACTCAGGTGATGTCATATCTATAGATGGTATATCCATAAAATCACAACGAGGTAAAGAACAACAACCAGGGTCATCTGCTTCAGAGTTTTGTAAACACTTTGTAAAAGTTTACCCTGAACATAAAGAAAAATTTGAAAACATAGAAAATCTGCACAGAGGCTCTATTGAACAGGTTCAGAATATTTCAGACCCTAAACTTTCAAAACAAATTGATTCAATAAAGTCTATAGAAAAGGCAGAAGATTTTGATAAGGCAAAACAAACTTTTATAGAAGTATTTGGAGACTATCCTGATGCAGAAGAAAAGTGGGAAAAGGTAATGAAGAAACTAAACACATATCATAGTAAGTATGGAGCCACATATGATTTAGAGATGAGTCCACAATCATTAGGCCCTGTATTGAAAGAGATGACGTTTAGAGAATTTTCAGGTTCAGAAACTATAAAACAAATGGCTGACTTGAACCTTGATACAAAGTTAAAGTTTGTAGAACTTGTCAATACAGGAGGTCCTGAAATAGATATAAACGAAAAAGATGGAAACTTTACTACATCAGATTTTGGTCTACACGATAAAGGTTATATGGAACCTCCAAGAGATAACATTGAAAAAGAACCACCACCACCGAGAGTAACTAAACAAAGATATACAAGTGCAAATTGGGCGTTGAGAATCAAGAAGAAGAAATGATAGATTCACAATTACTATGCACTTTCTCTAACAGAGAGGAATACGAGAACGTCATCTTTTTGATAAAAGAATGTTACGATGTCCTCTTAAATAAAGTTTACATTTTGGAGGATGTGGAGAATACTTATAATCTGATGTTGACATATAATGTTGCAAAATCACAGAGAATGCCTGAGACACAGAATACAATTTCAATTCATAGAAAGAAACATACTAATACATTGTATACTATAAACGCTATCAATGAATTGATTAAGTCTGCTAACAATGGTATTCTTGATAAATCATTTAAGATTAATTGGCAAAATTATACTAATCAACTTCTGATTGGAAGTCCTAAAGGACTAAAAGTGGTAAGGACTAAATTGTTTAAGATAATAAATTTAAATTGATTTTAGATAGTTTAGACCATACTTATTAATGGTTACAAAAGTAACTATTGAACAATAACAAATAATAAATACAGGAGAATAAAATGGATATTGATGCTATTCGTAAACGTCTGACTCAACTTCAGACATCCAACAACAGAACTTCAAACTTATGGAGACCTCAACCAGGAAAACAACAGATTAGGGTTGTGCCTTATAAGCACGATAAAACAAATCCTTTCATTGAATTGTTTTTTCATTATGGTCTCGGAGAACGTTCTTACCTTTCACCTATTTCATTTGGTCGCCCTGACCCTATTGAAGAGTTTGCTAACAAGTTAAAAGCAAGTGGTAACAAAGAAGATTATCAATTGTCAAAGAAACTTTCAGCAAAGATGAGAACTTTTGCTCCGGTAATTGTTCGTGGTGAAGAGAACGAAGGTGTTAAGTTTTGGGGTTTTGGTAAGATGGTATATCAAGAACTTCTTTCTGTTATAGCTGACCCTGACTATGGTGACATTACAGACCCAATGACAGGTCGTGATGTTGTGGTAGAATTCATATCAGCTGAAGATACAGGTAAGAGTTTCCCAACAACTAACGTTAGAGTGAAGCCTAATCAAACTCCAATTACTGAGGATAAGGCATTGTTAGAAACTACTCTTGAAAATCAATCAGATATTACTGAGGTCTACAAAGAACTTAGTTATGATGATTTGACAGAGGTTCTTAACAATTGGCTTTCCGATACACCTGATGAAGGTGAGGAGAAGACTGACGAACCTAATGAAGTTGTTAGCAAAGCAACGGTTACTGATACAACCGAAGCCTTTGACGCTCTCTTTAATCGTTAGATTATAATACAACAAAATAATAAGGGGGTAGAAACCTCTGCCCCCTTTAGATAAGGAGTCAATATGGCTAAAACTAAAGACGATTTGGCTAATATTATTGCCGATAGTATTAATAAAAAACACAATCACAAAGTAGCATATTTCTTGGATGGTACAGATTCTACACCTACAGATATTGATGAATTTCTTTCTACAGGTTCTACTCTACTTGACTTAGCTATTTCAAACAGACCTAATGGTGGTATTGCTGTTGGTCGTATAACTGAACTCAATGGATTAGAATCAAGTGGTAAGTCTTTAGTAGGCGCTCACTTATTGGCATCTACTCAAAAGAGAGATGGAGTAGCAGTTTATATAGATACAGAAACAGCCGTTAGTCAAGATTTTCTAAAAGTGATAGGTTGTGACATCAACAAAATGTTGTACTTACACTTAGAAACTATAGAAGATATTTTTGAGGCTATAGAAGAGATTGTTACTAAAGTACGTGAAAGTGATAAAGATAGATTGGTAACTATATTAGTTGATAGTGTTGCAGCTGCTTCTACTAAGTTTGAGATTGAAGCTGACTTTGATAAAGATGGTTACGCTACACACAAGGCTATCATCATTTCAAAGGCTATGCGTAAAGTAACTCAGATGATTGGAAGACAGCGTGTGGCACTCGTATTTACAAATCAATTAAGACAAAAAATGGGTGTGATGTTTGGAGACCCGTGGACAACTTCAGGAGGTAAGGCACTTCCTTTTCACGCTTCAACACGTATCCGTTTAAAGAATAAAGGTCAAATCAAAGACTCAAAGAAGAACACTATAGGAATGACTATTATGGCACAAGTCATAAAGAATCGTTTAGGACCTCCTTTGAGACATTGTGAATTTCCTCTATACTTTGATAAAGGTATTGATGATACAGGTTCTTGGTTAAAGGTTATGAAAGAACATAAGATTGTCAAACAATCAGGTGCTTGGTATACATTACCTTATGAAGATGATGATGTAAAATTTCAATCAAAAGATTTTGAAGAAATGTTACAGAATAATCCTGAGTTAAAGGAAGAACTCTATTCTAAAATATGTGATAAACTTGTTTTAAAATATGACACTAAGGAACTTGGCATTGACGATGTAGTTGAAACGGAAGGTGAATACGATGAGTAACATATTAGTCACAGGTGGTGCTGGATTTGTTGGTACAAATTTAATTGAATCTCTATTAGAAGACACAGATGCAAAGATATATTCAGTTGATAATTACTCAACAGGTCTAAAAGAAAATCACATTGATGATGAACGAGTTACCTACATAGAAGGTGACTTGAGTGATTCATCTGCTAAACACGGAGCCTGGGGACAGGCACGTTTTGAAATACCTAAAGACCTTGATGTGATATTTCATCTCGCAGCTTTGGCAAGGATACAACCCTCATACAAACATCCACTAACTACGTTTCACGCTAACGCAACAGCGACTATGAACATATGTGAGTTTGCACGTGAGAATAATATTCAGGTCATATACGCTGCATCAAGTTCAGTTCACGGAGACCATTTTGCTAATCCTTATACATTTACTAAATGGCAGGGGGAAGAAGTTTGTAGAATGTATTCTGCAATATATGACTTACCTACTATCATAACTCGTTTCTATAATGTGTATGGAGAATATATGATAAAAGGAGATAGTCCTTATGCGACCGTGATACAGATTTGGGATGAGATGAAGGCAGAAGGTAAAGCGTTACCAATCATAAATGGTGGTGAACAACGTAGAGACTTTACACACGTCAAAGACATTTGTCAAGGTCTCATAAAATGTATGGGTAGAACAGAGTACAAAGGTGAATACTTTGAACTTGGTCGTGGCTCTAATCTTAGTATTAATGAGATTGCATCTATGTATCAATCTGAAACTACAGATGGTGGTACAAGACCTGGTGAAATGAAGATTACACTTGCTGACAATTCAAAGGCAGTAAATGAACTTGATTTCAACCCTGTACATAACTTACAAGATTACATAAACGAAAAACACGGATTATAAATGAAGAAAAGGTACCATAGTATTTTACAAGAAATCAAAGAAGCTCCACCTGCAAAAACAGAGAGAGACGACCATATATTACTCGTAGACGGATTGAATAATTTCATCAGGTGTTTTGCAGCTATTGCAGTTACAAATGATGATGGTATTCACGTAGGTGCTATTATTGGTTTCTTGAAGTCATTGGCCTATTCTATAAAACTTGTAAGACCAACAAGGGTAATAATCATCTTTGATGGTAAAGGTGGTTCCCAAAAGAGAAAGAAGATGTTCTCGGGTTACAAAGAAGGAAGAGCGTTCAGGTCTAATCTAAACAGGAGAATGAAGTTTGACGACCCTGCAGACGAACAGAAAAATATGAGTATGCAAATGTCTCGTGTTATGGATTACCTGAACAGCCTTCCTGTTCAAACTCACGTGGCACATCAAGTAGAGGCTGATGATATCATAGCCTATTGTGCCAAACAAGCCTTACCAAAAAGTAAAGTAACTATAATGTCTACTGATAAAGACTTTCTACAATTAGTAAATGATAGAATATCTGTTTATAGTCCTACTAAAAAGAAAATGTATACACCTACTTCACTATCAGAAGAGTATGAAGGTATAAAACCTGAAAACTTTATTATGTACAGAATGATTGATGGTGATAAGAGTGATAACATTGATGGTGTAAAAGGCTTCGGCTTGAAGACTTTATTAAAAGTATGTCCTGATTTAGTAGATAGACCTATGTCTTTAAAAGAGGTCGTTGATTCGGATAAAAGACTTAGTGATGATTTAGAAAAACTCAAAAGAAATTTTGAATTAATGCAACTTTCAGATGTAGTTATAAGTGGTAACACAAAGTCTTCAGTTCTTACAATGTTACAAGAGGACTCTAATAGTCTAAACAAACTTAATTTACAATCAATGTTTTTAGAAGATAGAATGTCCGGTGCCATACCTAACTTTGATGTTTGGTTACGAGAAACTTGGACAACTTTGAATTACCATGGGAAGAAAAGTTAAATACAAAACAAAAGAGGAAAAGAAGGAAGCTCAACTCAGATGGCAACGAGAGTACTATATGAGAAATCGTGAGGCTATCCTACAACAAGCTAAACTGAGGTATAAATTGAAAAAAGAAAAAGAAAGACAACAAAAACTATATGGAGAGGGACTTTAATGGCAGACGCATTGAACCAATATGGTCCTACTTTTCAAATAAAATTATTATCAGCGTTACTAAAAAGTAACGAATTCACATCAACAATCATAGACATATTAGAAGGAGACTATTTTGAATCAGAAGGCAATAAATGGCTTGCCCGTGTTATAAAAGATTATTATATTAAGTATAAGAACCCTCCTACTATGGAGGTGTTTAAGATAAAAAGTGATGAGATTCAAAATGATGTCCTGAAGGTAAGTGTAGTTGAAAACTTAAAGGAAGTTTTTAGATACATAGACTCTCCTGACTTAGAATTTGTTCAAGAAACTGCATTAGACTTTTGTAAAAATCAAGTCCTAAAAAGTGCTATTATTGAAAGTGTAGATTTGTTAGAGAAAAAAGATTATGATTCAATCAAGTCGAAGATTGATACAGCGATGAGAGCCGGTGCCGAAAAAGATTTAGGTCACGAATACTTAGATTCATTAGTAGAACGTTTGACAAAATCTACAAGAGATACTTTGAAAACACCTTGGGATAGTATAACTGAAATTATGGACGGAGGATTAGGTGAAGGTGAATTAGGAGTTATAGTAGCACCTGCGGGTATAGGTAAGTCTTGGACATTACAATCAATTGGTGCTCACGCTGTAAGAGAAGGTAAAAAAGTCGTTCATTATACTTTAGAGTTAAATCAAAATTATGTAGGCTTGAGATATGATACAATATTCTCAGGTGTACCTACAGGCAATTTAAAATATAGTCAAGAAGAGGTAGAGGCTAAATTAAAAAATCTACCTGGCTATTTACTAATAAAATATTTTCCCACAAAATCAGCGTCAACACAAACGTTGGCAAGTCACATAAAACAAATGGAGTTAGTTGATAATAAACCTGATATGGTTATTGTTGATTACGCTGACATTATGAAACCTATTGGTAATTTCAAAGAAAAACGACACGCAATAGGAAACATCTATGAAGAGTTAAGGGGTATGGCAGGTGAATTTAAATGTCCTGTTTGGACTGCTTCACAGGCTAATAGGTCTTCACTTGAAGAAGACATCATTGATGCAAGTAAAGTGGCTGAAGACTATTCAAAAGTTATGACGGCAGATTTTGTAATGAGTATGAGTAGAAAGGTAGAAGACAAGATAGCAAATACAGGTAGATTCCACGTAATCAAAAACAGATTCGGGGTAGATGGTATAACTTTCCCTTCAACAATAAATACGAATACAGGCTACTTGAACATTTACGAGGCAAGTAGTAAAGCTGGAAAAGAGACTCAGACGAAGATGAATAACCACGATGAGTTTTTAAGAAAAACAATAGGCCAAAAATATCAAGATTATAAGAAAAAAGATGTAAAAGGCTTTGATTGATATTAATATATATGATATTTATAAATGTATGGAGATTATGAATAATGGAAAAATTTAAGTTATCGGATAGTTTTATAAACAAATACAAGAGAAGAAAAGCACCTTTCGGTTTTAACGGTCTCGGTGAATTAGTTTATATGAGAACCTACTCAAGAATAAAAGACGATGGTAAGAATGAACGATGGTGGGAAACGGTTCAGCGTGTTGTAGAAGGCACGTATAATATGCAGAAGAATTGGATTGAATCACATCAATTAGGGTGGAATGCGTGGCAAGCTCAAAAGTCTGCTCAAGAAATGTACGAGCGTATTTTCACAATGAAGTTCTTGCCTCCCGGACGCGGTCTGTGGGCCATGGGTACACCAATCACAGAACAAAAGGGTTTATATGCCGCCCTAAACAATTGTGCCTTTGTATCAACAAAAACACTTAAAGAAGATTATGCCAAGCCATTTTGTTTCTTAATGGACGCAAGTATGTTGGGTGTTGGAGTAGGATTTGATACAAAAGGTGCTGGAGAAATAGTAGTCAAAGGTATAGACAAGAAAAAAGATAATCAAGTCTATGAAATACCTGATACAAGAGAAGGTTGGGTAGAGTCTTTGAAACTATTATTAGAAAGTTACTTTCATAGTAGAGCTCCTTTAGAGTTTGATTACTCAAAGATAAGACCTGAAGGAGAACCGATAAGTGGATTCGGTGGTGTGGCAAGTGGTCACAAACCATTAGAAGAAGTTCACGAAGCCATCAGAAAAGTGCTTGAAAATAATACAGGAGAACCAATTACAATAACAACAATCGTAGACATAATGAATCTCATTGGTAAATGTGTTGTAGCAGGTAACGTTAGAAGAACTGCTGAGATTGTATTTGGAGACCCTAACTCAGAAGAATACTTGGACTTAAAGAATTACAAAGTTAATCCTCATCGTGACCAATATGGTTGGACATCAAACAATTCAATATTTGCTGAGTTGGGTATGGACTACACAGAAGCTGCGAAAAGAATTAATGATAATGGAGAACCAGGATTTGCTTGGTTAGAGAATATGAGAAAGTACTCAAGAATGAAAAACGGGGGTGACAACAAAGACCACAGAGCCATGGGAGGCAATCCTTGTTTAGAGCAGACACTTGAGTCATATGAATTATGTTGTTTAGTAGAAACGTTTCCTGACAATCACGAGGACTTTGAAGATTATGCACGTACCCTTAAATATGCTTATCTTTATGCAAAAACGGTTACATTAGGTAGAACTCATTGGAGTGATACGAATCGTGTAATGTTGAGAAACAGAAGAATTGGTTGTAGTGTTAGTGGTGTAGCTCAATTTATTACAAATCGTGGTATTGATGAATTGAAAGAATGGTTAAACGATGGGTATGATGTTATTCAGAAATGGGATAAACAATATTCAGATTGGATGGCTGTACCTAATTCTATAAAAACAACAAGTGTTAAACCAAGTGGAACGGTATCTCTATTAGCAGGTGCCACACCTGGTCTCCATTATCCTGAATCAAGATTTTATATAAGAAGAATCAGAGTTTCAAAACATTCAGAATTATTAGAACCGATGAAAAAGGCAGGTTACAAAGTAGAACCTGCATTTGGTTCTGAAGACACGACAATGGTTGTAGAAGTTCCTGTAGATGTCGGAGAAGGCATCAGAACTGCAGGAGAACTTTCAATATGGGAACAATTTAGTCTTGCAGCATTTATGCAAAGACATTGGGCTGATAATCAGGTTAGTTGTACGGTGACGTTTGACCCTGAAAAAGAATCTGAACAGATTGCTCCTTGTTTGAATTATTATCAATATCATTTGAAAGGCATAAGTCTTTTACCAAGACACGATTATGGTGCTTATCCTCAGATGCCTTACGAAGCTATTGATGAGAAGACTTATCAAAAACAGGTTTCAAAACTTGGTAGGCTGACATTCGGTGTAATCAAACACGAAGAAGCAGAAGTAGATAAATTCTGTAACAATGATTCGTGTGAAATCATTCCAATGACAGGCGATAATGATGACCAGGAATATGCAAATTAACAAAAAGCGGACAGGCAGACGACACACCTGTAGAAAAATGTGTCAATGTTAAACACAACAATAGGAGAATGATTATGAATTATCGTAATCTAATCTCAGTATTGACAATGTCCTTTGGTCTTGTTTTTGGACAAGCCGTTACAGGATACGTTGGTACTGAAGATGGTCCACTCGTTGGAGCGAATGTAGTTGTTGAAGGAACTGAACTTGGTGGCGT